CACCCCAGTATGAAATTTGAACCGGGCCTTGCCGCTAACCGCGTACTGATAAATATTCCGCCAAACCACGCCAAGTCAATTACGGTTACTGTAGACTACGTAACCTGGCAAGTAGCACGCAATCCTAACTTCCGTGTTCTGATTGTATCCCAGACGCAGCAACTAGCTGCTGACTTTCTCTACGCCATCAAGCAACGTCTGACTCATCCAATGTATGCAGACCTTCAGAGTGCTTATGCTGCTGGTGTAGGGTTTAATTCCAAGAGCGCATCTTGGCAGGCTACCCGCGTTACCTTTGGTGATGAACTCCGTGAGTCATCTGAAAAGGATCCGAACATCGAGGCCGTCGGTATCGGCGGTCAGATCTACGGCAAGCGTGCCGATATGATTATTGTAGATGACGCTGTTACCTTAAAGAACGCTAATGAGTTTGAGAAGCAGATCCGCTGGTTGACACAAGATGTTAGATCCCGTCTTAACCCTACGGGTAAGTTAATCATTATCGGAACCCGCGTAGCATCCGTTGATCTATACCGCGAACTTCGTTCAGAAGACCGCTATCCGGGTGGGCAGGTTCCTTGGAAGTATTTAGCAATGCCAGCTCTTCTTACAGCCGATGAGGATCCCGATAAGTGGGAGACTCTTTGGCCTGCCTCGGACGCCCCCTTTGATGGGCAAGAAGAAGCCGATAAGAACGAGGATGGTTTATATCCTCGTTGGTCTGGTCGTAACCTTTACAACGAGCGTCAGGCTATGGATGCGAGTACGTGGGCGCTGGTATATCAACAACAAGATATATCAGAGAACGCGGCCTTTGACCCAATCTGTGTTAAAGGTTCTATTGACGGTATGCGTAAGGCAGGCAACTTAGTTGCAGGCTGGCCCGGACATCCTAAAGACTTAAACGGCTTTACTTATATCTGTGGACTAGATCCTGCGATGATTGGTGATACCGCAGCTATCTGCTATGCCATTGACCGATCAACTAGCAAGAGGTACATAGTAGATGCTATTAAAATTAGCCGCCCGTCTCCAGCCGATATCCGTAATCTTATTTTTGATTGGACAGCACTCTACTCACCTTCCGAGTGGATCATCGAAAAAAACGCCTTCCAATCTTTCTTAACACAAGACGAAGGTATCCGTATGCACCTAGCATGCCTTTAAGGAACACCATACTGGATCTAATAAATGGGATGCCGGTTTCGGTGTGGCTTCTATGTCTACCCTTTTCGGCACTAAGCAATTTGACGGTAAGCACCATCGAGATAACCTGATACACCTGCCTAGCGATCAGACTGAGAACATCAAGGCTTTGATTGAGCAGTTAATTACCTGGACTCCAACGACTAAGGGTAAGACAGATATGGTTATGGCTCTTTGGTTCTGTGAGATCCGCGCACGCGAGATGCTCAACTATGGACAGTATGCCACGCACCATATGAAAAACCCATTCCTATCTCGGCACGAGTTAGGCAAGCGAACAGTTATCAATATTGAAGAGGCTTTCGCAGAACAAAACAAAATGAGAATCATTTAGGAGATAACTATGGCAACAGCAAATCGCATTGAAGGAATTGGCGGCGGTTCAGGTCGAGGCCCAATGGGTGTTTCTGTACGCTCTAAGTCTGTAGATACTGGCACAAAGCGTATGGTCAAGAAACAAAACAAAGCTGCTGAGTCATATAAAATTAAAGATCTTGATGCTCTTGAAAAGGGTCGCAATGCTAGAGCAAAAGCAAAAATAGCAGCAGATGCTGCAGCCAAGAAAAAAACGAATAAAGATATGGCTAAAGGAGCAACTGCAGCAACCGGCGGTATTGCAGCAGGTCTTGTCATTATTGAAAAGGCAAAGTCAAAGACAAAGCCTAAGCCTGTAACTAAAAAGAAGTAAGGACCCCACATTGTTATCAGTCAAAGAAGTTGACGCGAAACTATCGCGGCTACGTACACGCTCATCAGCGCGTGACCAACGTATGCGCGATGTGCTTTCGGTACGTCAAGGAGATATCTCAAAGGTATTTCCATCTATGTTCTCAGAGGACTATCCAAAGCCTCTAGTCGCCAACTTCATTGACGTAGCAGCACGCGACCTAGCAGAAGCTATGGCACCACTGCCATCCTTTAACTGCTCAGCAACTAATATGGTTTCAGATACTGCCCGTAAAGCCGCAGATACTCGTACCCGTATTGCTAACTTTTATGTAACAAACTCTGACTTGCAACTGCAGATGTACACCGCAGCCGACTGGTATAACACCTACGGTCTAGGTGTAGGTATGGTTGAGATGGACTACGATGATAACAATCCTCGTATCCGTATGCTTAACCCATTTGGTACATACCCGGAGTTAGACCGTTACGGTCGAGTTCTATCTATTACGCAGGTTATTGTTACAGATGCAGAGTCACTAGCATCACAGTATCCAGAGTTCTACGATCAGATCCTAGGTCGTAATCAGTATCAACTATCTTCACCGTATATTTCTATGGTTAAGTACCACGATAAAGATCAAGATCTGCTCTACCTACCAGAGCGTAAGAATCTAGTTCTATCTCAGACACCTAACGTATTAGGTAAAGCAATGGCATCTGTCATTATGCGTTCCTCTCTTGACGGAGAAGCACGTGGTCAGTTTGATGATGTGCTATCGGTACAACTCGCTCGTGCTCGCTTTGCTATCTTGCAAATCCAAGCCGCTGAGAAGTCTATCCAAGCACCTATTGCTATTCCACAAGATGTACAAGAGTTAGCCCTTGGACCAGATGCGATTATGCGTTCTGCTAATCCGCAAGGCATCCGTCGTGTACCGCTAGAACTACCACCTGGAGTCTTTACAGAGTCAGGCGTTCTAGAGCGTGAACTTCGTATGGGTGCTCGCTACCCAGAGTCTCGTTCAGGAAACATTGACGCATCCGTTGTTACTGGTCGTGGCGTACAAGCGCTACAAGCTGGATTTGATACACAGATCAAGGCAGCACAAGCACAGTTTGCTCGTATGTTTCAAGAACTTTCTGCAATCTGCTTTGAAGCAGATGAGAAGATCTTTGGTGGAATCCCTAAGACTATTAAGGGAAGCGATGATGGAACACCTTATGTACTCAAGTACATCCCATCCCGCGATATCAAGGGTGAATACGGCGTAGATGTACGCTATGGAATTATGTCTGGTATGGATCCTAACCGTGCCATCATTGCCTTGCTTCAAATGCGTTCCGACAAACTCGTATCGCGTGACTATGTACGTCGTGAGATCCCAATGGATCTTAACGTTACACAGGAGGAACAACGTGTTGACATTGAAGAGATGCGCGATTCTTTGCGTGTTGCTGTTGCTCAGTATGCACAGGCAATACCTGCTCTCGCAGCGCAAGGCCAAGACCCTTCACAGATTATCGGGCGTATCGCATCTGTTATCCAAGGCCGCCAAAAGGGGCAAGCGTTAGAGAACGTTATCGAAAAAGCATTTATGCCAGAACCAACACCAGCTCCAACCCCAGCGATGCCACCTATGGCACCAGGTATGGAGCAACAGATTCCAGCAGCAGGTGCGGCCCCCGCCCCTGCCTCGCAGCAACCTCCACAAACACAAGCTGGTTCGGCCCCTGCTGCTGGTCAACGTCCAGATATAGCACAACTACTAGCCGGCATCACCGGCGCAGCATAAGTGAGGGAGGTGTAAATATGAATAAAGGATCACGCGCTAAGGCGCCAATGTCAACTCCAGTAGAAGGCAAGAAGGATAACTCCAAGCCATCAGGTGGCAAGGTGTTTTTCGGAATGATGGCTAAAGGTCGTAAAGGCACAGCAGTCAAAAAGGGTTAATTATTATTTGGGAAGGTGTACTGGGCTATGAGTAACAATAAAATACCACGTCCAGTACACCGTTCTGATTTCTTAGTAATCCTTGCAGGTTTCTTTCATAACTTAATGCAAACATTTGAAACACTCAGTGCAGAACTATTTGAATTATCTATTTATCACGCAAACCGTAAGACCGAAACTTCTCAGGCTTGGGAAGAAATGGCACAAGACTTAGAGACGTTAGGGGAAGACAAGTGACAACAGCACCAATGAATCCACTTGCTGGCCCTGCAGGTCCAGGAAAGTACTCCACACGTACAGATAATTTACAAATGGGATCTATTGCCTATGGCGAAGGCGTTGATACAGCCGCTATTCAATCAGGCGCTCCGCTTGCTAAGACACCAGATGTAACTGCTTCACAAGCTCCATCAGTTTCTTCTATGCCAAGAACTCCTTCTATTGGATTATACGATGAATCACAAAATAAATCTGAACCAATTACCGCAGGTATTGATACCGGTGCCGGACCTGGTTCAAATGCTTTAATGATGCAAAAGGCCAATATTAAAACTTCTGATACTTTAGCAAAAATGTTACCTTATGATACAGATGGAACTATTGCTATCTTGTATTCTGAGGCCGTTGCGCGAGGTGATTAGTGACTGACAAACTCAATGCTGCTGCAGTTGCCGCAGGATTAAGTGCGGAAGAACAAAAGCAAATGGCAGCGTTATCACAAACGCTAGCAGTTCACCGCGAACTTTCAAACCTTCCGCAAAAGACTGCAGAGCAAGCCTATGCTTCTAAAACCCCAGATCAGCAATCTGCCCTTAAAAGAGTTGCTGGCACAGAAAATCCTGCAGTTAAACCACAGCGTGGTTTCTTAGGAACTGCTTGGCATTATACAGGCGGAGCGTTGCTCCAAGGTCTTACAGAAGTTTCTGATCTTACAACTCGTGCTTATCGTACTGGCGCTATTGCTGTTATGGAAGGCAAGAACCTTGCTGATGCTTGGACTACAGCAAATGATAAAGGCGATAAGGTATTTAATCCTGGTCGTATCGAAAAGGCTAAAGCCAAGTTTGGTTCAGATCGTGTAAATGTAGCGATCCGTGTTGCTGCTGGCGAAAAACTTAGTGATATTGCAGCAAACGGTACAGAACAAGAACGCAACATTGCCGCCATTGCAGCACAGAATAAAGATGATTTATTTCAAGATGCACTAGATGCTGCTCAAGCTGCTAAGTATTCCCCTGGACGTCAGATTGCAAACCTTATTACTCCAGACAAATACGAAGGTTCTGGCTTTTATTATCGAGCAGTATCTGGAGCAGTAGACGCAGCGTATCGCGTACTGGCAGATCCGCTACTTATTGCTGGCAAAGCAAAGCGTGCAGTTGATATTTCTCGTTACTCACTAGATGTAGTACTTGGCGGTGGCAAGGTTGATGATGTATTTGCTAAACCGCAAGTGCAAAACTTCTGGAATAAGTATGGCGCAGAACTTGATAGATATAAAAAAGCCACTAAAGACGGTTTAACTGAAGAAGCCCTTGCTGCTAAGAAACAACTGCGTATCTTAGCTCCAGAATTTGGTGATCCAGTAATCAAGTCTTTTATTGATATTGAAGTTCCTATCACAGATGCTCTAACAGCAAAAGCATTTTTCAAAGATGCAAAGCAAGTAGAAGAAATGATGAAGGGCCAAATTGGTCGCAAGCGTGTAATGATTCCTAAAATGGATGCAGCACGTGCAGCTCGTGTTAAGACAGTTACCACAGCAAACCGTATCTTTGATATGGATAAAATTGGTCCACGCTTTATAGATGATAAATTCTTTGCCGGAGCAGCAACAGATGATGGAGTTGCTCAAGCAATTATTGATGGCAAAGAAACTATTGTTACTAATGTTAAGGCTCAAGCCAACGCTAGAAAATCAGCACGTTTTTCAATGGCTCAGATTCAATATCGAATTGACCGCTTTAAGGCTAAGGGAAGTTTAGTACCTTTCTTTGAAGATAGCCTATTTGATGTTACCTCAGCAGATGGCGCTGAAAAGGTATATCGTTATGCACGTTTAGTCTTGCCAAAGAGTGACTCAAAACTTATTGCACAGGCATTTGATAATGCTGAAGTAGGTCGCAAGAAGGAAATTTTCTACGGATTACAATCTACTATTGCAGATATTCGTGGACTTAATGTAACTAAAGAAGGCAAAGTAATTGCCGATCCTTTGCGTCTAGGACCTAATAAACAATTTGCATCAACTATTGATGGATACAATCCAGCCAAGTTGCCAGGTTCAGAAGAGCAAGTCGGTCTTATTCTTTCTGATCTATCAGATTATGTAACCACACTTAGCGTCCGTGATATTGATCGAGCAGCAGCACGATCTGGAATTATTCAGAATGTATTTGGTCTAGCCCACTCTAACTGGGTAGAGAAGATGACTACAGGTTGGTCATTCTTAACTCTTGCCGGACCACGTTATGCTATTCGTAACGCAACAGAAGATTTGCTTGTACATCTTGCTATCGGTGAATCACCATTTGGTTTGGTAAAAGCACGTGCTCTATCTACACGTTTGCGTACAGCACGTCAGATGGAAAAAGGTTTAACAGTATTTGACAAAGCATCAGCAAATCCGCTAGGTGGAGTTATGCGCTTTGTTAATGGCAAAGAAGCAAAGCGTTACGGTGCTGCGATTGAAGCAGCAGATGGTGATATCAAGAAAATCCGTGAGATAACCGCCAATGCTTTAAATGAAGGAAAGATGGCTCGTTTCTACGAGAAGACTGGCCTTGGTAAATTTACTGAGGCTGATCGTTCAGCGCTAGCCGATCAGATTAAATACGGTGATTTAGATAATGCCCTTATGGATGTTGTCGAAGGTGGTAAGAACGCCTTTACTGGATTAGATGCTTATACACGCACTATCAACTTTACTCGTAAGAATAAAGTACGCACAGCAGAACTAAGTTATGATCTTGAAAAAGGCAGAGTTGCGCTTGGTAGAGGCAAGGGTGGCTACACCCAAATGGCTCCGCTTGCAAATGAAGCTACACAAGTTGCTTGGATTATGCGTATTGGTTATTACTCAAACGATAAACTAGGTCGTATTGCAGTTGCTAACCTTGCAGATGATGCTGCAGGCGAAGCCGCAGCTATTGCAAAGGTTTCTACTTGGCTCAATGATCCCAAAAATGCTAAGTTAGTATCGGCTTTCCGTATGGAAGAACGTGATATCTCTACAGATGAACACGCCAAGCGCATCTATGATGCAGCAAAGCAACTCTTTGTTAAGAAAGATGGAAAACTTAATCAAGAATTACTAGGCAAAGTTCGTGCTTTTGACGATGTTGCTGGTGAATACCGTATTACTGGTAAACTTGGCCTTGATGACTTACCTAAATCAGAGGCAGATGTACCAACGTATATCGTTGGACCACAGTTAGTACCTATTACCGATACCGGTAACTATGCTTCATCCTTTATGGAGTGGGGTTGGGATTGGCTAGGAGAGGCTAACGCACGTTTCTCGCGTGAACCTATGGTTCTTTCAGAGATGATTAAACTTCGCAAACAGTTTAAGAGCACTGGCTTTGAAGATGCTTTTATTGCATCACACACAAAAGGAATTACAGCACCTAAAGCGCTTGAACGCGCTACAGAAAATGCTAAGTACAAGCTCGCGGAGATTGCAGAAGACCGAGCACGTCTTCAGACTCTTGCTTATGTAGATAACCCTGCAGTGCAGAGCCAGTTATCATTTTCTATACGTAACTTTGCACGCTTCTATCGTGCTACTGAAGATTTTTATCGCCGTGTTTACCGCGTTGTTCGATACAACCCAGAGTCAATCGTTAAAGCAAGCCTTACTTATGAAGGCATAACCCATTCAGGTTGGGTTCAATATGACGATCAGGGTGAACCATACTTCCTATATCCAGGAACACAGTATGTTTACCGTGCAGTGCAGACAGCAATGACTGCATTAGGCGTACCAGCAGAGTTTAAAGTGCCGTTCCCTGTGGAATTTGGTGCTAAGTTAAAGATGATTACTCCATCTCTTAACCCAGAGTCTGCTATTCCAACTCTTGCAGGTCCATTATCAGGACTTTCTATCAAGGTTGTATCAAACTTGGTTAATATCTTTAACCCTGGTGCTGCAGATACCATAACAACCACACTTCTTGGTAAGTATGCACAGGATCAACCAACTGTTTCAGCTTTCTTGCCAGCACACATCAACCGTATCTACTCTGCAATGGGTAAAGATGAACGAGATGGTCAGTACGCATCAGCAATGCGTAAGGCTATGACTTATCTTGAGGCTTCAGGTCACGGACTTGAACAGAAGTTTGAAACAGTCAATGGTCAAAAGGTAGCAATTCCATTTAGCGCTTCTGAACTTGAGAAGTACCGCTTACAATTAAAGAATACAACAATGAGCATCTTAGGTATGCGTGTTGTATACGGATTTACAGCACCTGCTACAGCACAAGTAATGCTCAAGTCGGATATGGCTGATTGGGTCCGTGATAATGGACAGGCTTCATTCAAACAAGTTTGGTATGGACTATATGATAAAACTGGAGACTACGAAACTGCTATGAAGGAATGGGTAAAACTTTATCCAGACCAAATCCCATTTACTGTTTCAGAATCAGATCGTTCAACTGTTTCCTTTTTTCGTTATGCACAGGAGTCTGGCGACTTTGTAGCAAATAATGAAAAACTATTTAAGGATTATCCACAAGCAGCAGCGTTTTTAATTCCTCACAAGGGTGGCTACTCTTGGGATGCTTACAAGACTATGACTGATATGGGTCTTCGTCAGAATAAGCGCGTTGATGACTTCCTTCGTGAAGTACAGACTGCAGCAGATATGCAGGCTTACTATGAAAAGAAGACTGAGTACGAGACAAGCCTTGAGGCAGTAGGCACAGACTTTGAACGTTCACAACTTCGCAAAGAGTTCCAAGACTGGGCAACCCTTTTCAAATCAGGTCGCCCATTGGTCCAAGAAGAACTATCTCAGGGTGGTGCCAAAGCCATCGAACGTATGAAGGCTCTTAACGACCTTGAAAAGATGCTAGGCGAGAAGTCAGCATTTGCTGCTTCCCCAAAGGTTGCAAACAAGTTGCGTGATATGTTGCAACTATATAAGGATTACAAAACAACTAAAGATCAATTAGACACATTTGGTGGTAGCCAGTTCCTTTCAAATATGAACAAGGAAGAAACTATTATCAAGATGCGTGAACTTGCAGGATTTAATGAAAATACACAGAGTGCCTACAATGTACTCTTCGGTAGATTGCTAGGAGACTAAAGTGGCTGGTAAGTTAAGAAACCCAAAGACCCAGACAGTTGAAGCTACTACTGGAAGTTCTACTTCTTTAACTGAATATACAGACTTTAAGAAGGCTATTGCTAAAAGTTCTACGCTTATTACTGGATATCAAAAACTTCTTAAAGCAGCAAAGTATTACAAAGGTCCTATAAATGGAAAGTACACTCCAGCACTTCAAAAGGCTTTAGATAATGCTGAAGAGGCACGTCTTTCTATATCTGCAATTCGACCACTTGGTAGAGATGAGTTTCTTAAAGAACAAGTTTCTTTGGGAGCTGGTGATGGAACCGGTAAAGCAAAGACTACCACTCAGACCTATATTGCAAATGACACTGATCTGGATGCTTTAGTAAATCGCCTTTACCAGAAACTTACTGGATATAAGCCAAATGCTAAAGAACTTGCTGACGCAAAGAAAGATCTTATACGTCAAGAAAAGATGAATCCTGCTAAACAAACCTACGATTCTTCTGGAAACTTGGTTCAATCAGGTGGTATTAACGAAGAACAGTATCTTACATCAAAGATTGAACAAACTGGCGCTGCACAAACTAGCCGCGCTACTACAGCAAATGAAATGTTACTTGGGGAAATTGGGGGTCTACGCTAATGGCAACACTAGAAGACCGCGTCAACAAGTTAAAGGAGCAAAGCAAGAAGTCTAAAGCAATACTTGATGAAAAAGAAAAGCGTGCCAAGGCTACCGAATCACGCCAACTTCAATCTGCTGAAGCAGATGTAAAAGATCGTTATGCTTTAGAACTAGACAAATCATTAAAGAATATGGATGATGAATTATCTATTTACATATTAAAACTATCTAGAGGTGATAAGTTAACACCTACAGAAGAAAAAGATGCTAATCGTCTAGTTAAGCAATATGATGAAACAAAGAATCTTAGAGATAAAACACGCAAAGAAGCCTTGGATTTATTCTATCCTCCAGCCCCATCTAAGACTGAAGTTAAAGGACCTAAAGGAACTGTTGTTACTAAAACTGCAACTGCTCCAGATGTGGTTGTTGCAAACCCAGATCAGAAGCAAACAGAATCTTTGATTAAACCTGCTGTCTCTAAGACTCCTGTTAAAACTACCTCTAAAGAAACTGCCGCTACAACAATAAATCCAGCAACTGGTGAAGTTATTAAAGTATCTGATATCCAACCAGAAACAGGCAAGCCTACGGCTCCTGTAACTGTAGGTCCTAATGCTCCTAGTGCAGCAGCTAAAGAAGCAACAGCAGCAACTATTGCTGCCGGTGCTGACTTTGGTTTATCAGAAACTCTATTTAAGAATGTACCTTCACTTAAACTAATCCTTGACGAGTACGTTGATCCTAAAAATGGTATGACTGATGATGAGTTTCGCAAGCGCATACGCAATGATGTATGGTTTAAGAAGAACTCTAAAGAGATTAAGACTCGCTTTGTTAACTATTACAACTTCCGCGATTTACAGGAATCAGGACAAGCCCAAGGTTCAACTGATTATGAAATGCAGATCTCCAAGATTGAACGTAGTCTTAAAAAGCGTGCAACTGAAATAGGCTCAGCAGCAGCATCAGATCCTATTGCCCTTCGTAAAGCAGCAGAAAATCTTTATATAACTAACCGCGAAGATGACACAACTTATGTTGATGACTTCTTAGCTGCAGCAATCCGTCCAATATCTTCAATGATTGGTGGCAAGCCAACTGAAGGTTACTCTGGTCAAGCGCTTCAGAACTACAATACGTTGCTTCAAACAGCACGTAACAATGGATTTAAGATCAGCGATATCCTGCCCGGTGGGGCTAACGAACAGCAAGTTCTTGCTGGCATTGCATCAGGAAATATTGACATCAATCGAGTGGCACAGGATGCACGCAAACTTGCAGCACAAGGCCAGCCACAATATGTCCGTGACTTGCTAAGTCAGGGCTACAACTTGTCTCAAGTATTTGCTCCTTACCGTCAGACTATGGCTAACATCCTTGAGATTGATGATCCAAATCAGATTGATCTTAATGACCCAACTCTTCGTATGGCTATTACTGATAAGGGCGATATGAACGTTTATGACTTTAAGAAAGCACTTAAAGCAGACAATCGTTGGCAGTACACAGAGAACGCACGTAATGAAGTATCTACTGCGGCCTTTAATGTACTACGCGACTTTGGATTCCAGGGGTAATAATGGCTAGAGCACTGAAAGATGAATTTGGCACAGTAATAAGTGATACTCCTGCACCTCAAGCTCCTTCAGTAGATCCTATATTCACAGAAGGTATGATGGCTGCTGGTGACGCTTATGCGGCGGCTGGAGATGCACTAGCTAGTGAAGCAAATGCTTTATTAAATAAACCTAGTGGTGGAGGATCTAACAATCCATCTAATAAAAAGTCTATTGGCATATACACAGATCCTGCTAGCGGCGATATTATTGAACGCTACGACGATGGATCTGAAGTGGTTGTTCGCAAAGGAACTATTGGCATAGATAAGAAGACTGCTGCTGATGCAGCCAGTGCCGCAGCACAAGCCAATCGTCAGTCAGCATATGACTTGTTAAATGAACAATTTACTAAAATGGGTCTAGGTGCTTTAGTTGAACCACTCAAAGGTCTTATTGTTACCGGTGTATCACCTGCTGAATTTACTATTAAACTCCGTGAAAGTAAGCCATACCAAGATCGCTTTGCTGCTAATGCTGAGCGTATTAAAAAAGGCTTAGTTGCCTTGGATGAAAATGCTTACCTTAGATTAGAAGACCAGTACCAGAACGTTATGCGTAACTACGGACTTCCAGAGTCTTATTGGAAGCGTGGAGATCTAGGCGTACAAGAAGGCTTTACTAAACTTATTGCAAATGATGTGTCCAATGTAGAGTTGGAAAACCGCATTATGACAGCGCAGGATAGAGTTCTAAAAGCCAACCCACAAGTGCTTGATACTCTAAAGCAATTCTATCCTGGCATTACTAATGGCGATATCTTGGCCTATAGTCTTGATCCCGTTAATGCTCTAAAGGATATCCAGCGTAAGGTAACTGCCGCTGAAATCGGTGGCGCTGCTACTGCTGCTGGCCTAAGCCTTGGTAAGACACCAGAACAGATTGCTGCATCCGAGGCACGAGCACAGATGCTTGCAGGATATGGCGTAACTAAGGAATCTGCTATGAGCGGTTTCCAGACAGTTGCTGATTTTGGTCGTGGTAGTGAACTTGCTGCTTTCTATAATCGTCCTACATACGGTCAGATGGAAGCAGAGCAAGAAGTATTTAAGCTCGAAGGAGCAACTGCTGCACGTAAGAAACGTTCAGAGATTACCGGACTTGAAAAGGCCGCATTTGGAGCCAAGACTGGACTAACCGGCAGTGCGTTAGAACGCAACCGCCCTGGCGGTTACTAAACAATAAAGCCTGCCACTAGAACTACTGGCCTAGTGGAGCGATAACAATACCAGGAGTCAGAGCCATACCCAATCCCCATTGGAATATGAGGCTGGCGAAATCAACTAACTGATAGGGAGATGGACTATGTCCAATTACGAGTACGAGGATGAAGACGATGACTACACAAACGATTCGTCGAATGACCTTGTAAAGCAACTACGCAAGGCATCAAAGCAAAAGGATAAAGAACTGCAAGAACTTCGTTCTCAGTTTGATAACCTAAGCAAAGGCCAACGCGAACGAGCAATTAAGGATGTCCTCGCAACTCGCGGGGTAAATAGCAAAATTGCTACCTTTATTCCGCAGGACATTGACCCAACTGAAGAGTCTTTGTCTAAATGGCTAGATGATTATGCCGATGTATTCGGCTTTGAATCTGGTCAAACCCAGGCAACACCTAATGTAGATCCAACTCAAGCGGCTGCGTATAAGAGAATGACTAACACTGCAGATGCTGGCGCTTCGCCAGAACATAACGCAGATATAATGCAAAAACTTCTCAATGCAAATAGCCGCGAAGAACTAGATGAAGTCATTAGATTGTCTGGACTCTAACATCCGATCCTAAACAAGAAAGGCTAGACCAATATGGCTATCCCAACAGGTACCCCCACCTCTAGCTCGACGATCAGCAACCTCGTACAGGCCGCATACGACCAATATGTCAGAATGGCGCTTCGCTCCATTCCAGTTATGCGTTCTCTTGCTGACGTCAAGCCAGTGCAACAGGCAATGCCAGGATCATCAGTTGTATTCTCAATCTACTCAGATTTAGCACAAGCTACTTCTACATTGACAGAAACATCAGATGTATCTTCCATTGCTCTTGGTAACCCTTCACAGGTTA